ACGAGCAGACAGAACAGCCCAGCGTCCGCGCCGCTGCCAGCGTAGCCACCGTGATACGCCACACTGTTGGCGGCCGAACCCATGTAGTCGCCCGTCGAACCGTTGCCGGCGCTGCCGTCCAAAGTCCCAGGCAGGAAGCCAAGGCTCAGGTCATGGCTCGCGCCACTGTCGGTGGAAAAGGTCACCGCGTAGCCGGTGCCAGGGGATGTTTGCCCGGTGGTGATATAGCTCTTGTTACCCAACTTATCCCAGATCTTATATTTGTTGCTGGGGTCAGTCTGCAGGCCGTCCACCATTTGGAAGACGTTGCCCCAGAGCCCGACAATACCGCGCCATGTCGCCGTCGCCACTTGAGCATTGTCGACAGAAAACGCATTGCTGCCGGTAATAACGCCTTGGCCGATTAATGCCTGGCTGTTCGCGCCACCCATTTCGATCAGGGCCAGCAGCTGAATGGCCTGCAGCTGGTAGTAATTCCAGAGTGCAAAGCCAGAAACGCCCGCCCTATTTCGACCAGCAATTAAGGCCTGCATGTTCGCAAAGCTCAGGCTGGTAATCGGAATAATCCCCGCCTTTGAGCCAATAAAACTACCATCCACCCCCCCCTGGTACTTGCCCACCCAGAACTGCGCAATCGGTGATCCAGCCTCCATAAAGGCAGGATGCAGCACATAACCGGGTAATGGCTGATCAGAGACCCACCAAGCCCGCTTTCCGGCATTCGGCCCGGCGGCGATATTGCCCGCCTTGACATAGAAGGCCGGGATTTTAACCATCGCCTGCCCGTCAATCGTGACGTCTTGGATCGCCCCATAGACCGGGTGCGAGCTGAAAAACGACGCATCAGTTACTTTCGCGGCGCCGTTTTCGTCTGTCCGCGCCCAAGTGCCAGAACCGCCGCCCGGCGTAAGCAGGGCGATGCCGATCACGTTGGCAAACTGTGCCTTGGTGGTGATTTTGATTTCAGCCGACCATTCCGACCAGCCGCGAGTCGTGCCCTCTTGCCGGTGCTGCAGGTAGTAGTTCAAGCCCGCTTTAAACTTGCCGGCCGGAACCACCATGCTCAGCTTATTGACTGCATCGGCGCCGCTGTCCCACACCGGCACCGCATAGGTGCCATCGGCGGCACGAATTCGCACCTGGGCAGACTTGTACGTGTCTGTCCCCCCTACTACGGTGAACGGCGAAAAGGTCAGGGTCGGCTGTTCGGGCACGTCGACAGCATTGGCCGCTGGGCCGGTGATACTCGGCGTAGCGACGTACACGAACGATGCGGCCGTGGTGAAGCTGGCCACCGTCATCCAGTCCGACCACAAGCCTGCTAAATCCTGCACCCGACCGCGCCAGTAGAACGTCGCACCGGCCGACAGAATCCCGCCCGGCAGCGCATAGGACAACCCTGTGGCCAGCACACCTGAATCATGCAAAACCGCCGTGAAGGCCGCCGAGGTCGACAACTGAAACTGCACCGCCGCCTGACCGTTACCGGCTGGCGAACTGTAGCCAGCTAGCGTCAAGGTCGGACGCTCCATCACCCCCACCGCCGCCGCCAAAGGCGAGGCGATTAGCGGCGTGTTCGGGCGCTGATCCGGGTTAATGAAACCGCCCAGACCTGTCGTATTACCCAGCGCAACAATGTGCGCAATGGTCATCGCTTCGCCTTCGATATCCAGGCGCAAGCCACCATCGCCGCGCATCGGCAAAATGTATTCGTAGTCGGCAAACCCGGCCGGGATATCACCGCCGGTACGGCGCAGCGACCAGCCGGTTTCCTTCCACGTTGGCTGGTAGCCATCGCGGTAGTACAGCCGCGCCAGACCGGCGCTCAGCGAGCGACGAATGACCACGGCGCCACCGGCCTGATCGGTGCCGATGTTGATCGAGCGGGTCAGGTAGATATCGCCGGGTACGGCCGCCGCATTGGAGGCGCCCACCACCTTGATACTGGAACGCAGCACACGCGCAGAAGGCCCCCAGCTGCGCGACATGTTCGCCGCCAGACGTACGCGCTGGCCCGACAGGATCGCCTGTACCTGCACCAGAGCCGAGACAGGCGCAACCTTGCCGTCACCATCCAGGGCGGTCGGATCGTTCAACACATAGAACTCACCGACGCGCAGGCCGCTGGTGTCGACCACATCGAGCGAATCGTCGCCGTTCACGCCCTGCACCACGGCGACCGGCGCCAGATCGATCAGGGTGTAGCCCTTCACGAACATTTCGAAGTTGATCACGTTGTTGCGGTACATCCAGTCGAGTGCCTGGGCCTTCTGCACCGATACCGCACTGGAGGCTTCCACACCATCCAGGCGCTGGGCGAGCTGGCCGGTGGCTTGGTCGGTCGCCTGCTTGTTCGCTTCGACGGCCGCGTGAATTGCGGCGTCGTTGTCCAAGAGCACTTGATGAATCGGGTTCCACGTATCGGGATGTCCCGAACTATTGCGGGTCAACGCAGGAATACTAGGCGTAAAAACTGGATTGGGGCTTGGGTTCAAGGGCATGACGGTTCCTCAGTATTCAAAGACGATTTCAATTTCGAGTTCGGTGGAATCCTCGAACTCTTTGGGCTTCATCACGCGACGCCCCATCAGCACACCCGCCGCCGTGAACACCGCCACTTCGCGCAGCACGTTGGTCCCCGCCTGGGCACCGGTCAGCACGCCGGTAACTTTCAGCTCGGGGCCGACCACCTCGACGGCGACGGGCACCCGAACAAACTCGGAGGCCAGCGCGTTGTCCTCATCCGGCGAATACGGCTTGTCGCCGGAACCGAAAGCCATGAACGCGGCCGGGGAAATGGCGGCGCCGGTCGCCGCGCTCAGCGCGACCTGATGCCGATAGGCAATGGCTACCGGGGTAGCAGTTGGATTGCTCATAGCGGTTCCTGTGTAGTGAGGCCGTTTTGTTTGGTGCGTATCACGCCGCTGAACCACAGCCCCGGGCCACCCAGCTCACCGCCGAGCAGCCAAGTACCATCGAGACGCGGCAACGCGAGGTGATCGAGCTGGGCACTGGCGAGGCTTAACCCCTCATCCATCGGCCAGCCCTGCAGGGTCATTTCGCCTAACGTCCAGCTGCCATCAAGCGGCCGCCAGACGTTACCCAGTGCTTTAGGCGGGTCGCAGCGCGGCCCGGCCATGCTCATGCCCAGGCGCATGGTGATTTTTTGTCGGCTGTCGATATGGCCGTTATCCAGGGGCACCCCGGTCAGGGTTCGACCATCGAGCGGCCGCCCGTCCAGCGTCCAGCTGCCATCGAGCAGCAACGGCACTTCTCCACCGTCGAGCTTCCAACAGCCGTCGAGCGTGCGCCGCGCGGCGGGCTGAAAGCGCTTGCACTTGTCGAGCTTGATGCGCAGCCGGGCCGCCAGTGACTTCAAGGTAATGCGCGCCTCGAAAGCCACCTTGAGGCCCGCGATCAACGACACCAGCTGACTGCGTTCCGGGGCAAAACTCTCGGCCACCGCGCGGATCTTGCGTTGATGCTCGCGGGTCCAGATGCCCGAGGCGGCATCGAGCCGGATCGCGTATTCCGCCCAGTGATTCAGCGCGCTGCGCCGGATGATTTGCCCGGTACTGGCCGTGTCGGGCACGGTCAGCACCACCGAGCCATCGAGCAGCCAACTACCGTCGAGCACATGGCCACCGGCAACGACCCACTGCGCGTAATAGTCGGCCTGCTCGATCAGCTCCAGCACCGGATAACCAAACGCCGCCAAGGATTGCTTGATCGCCCAGGGCGTGCCGCGCTTGCGGTGCCATTCGATGGCCCCGCGAATCAGGTCGCGGCGCTGCTCGTCGGTGTCGGCCAGCTCCCAAAAGTCCACCGACAACGACCACGCCAAGTGCGGCAGAAACTCAACCGGGCAGACGTCCGCATTCCACAGAGTGCGGATCACATCCGGGTTTAACTGCCGGACGTTGCCGGCTTCAGCCAGCCCCCGCTCCAGCGGCGTGCTATTGCTGGGCAGCAGATCCGCCGGACTAGACATAATCCACCACCGGTTCCAGCACGATGCCGGTGCAATACGACGCGCCCTGCGTCATCGCTTCGATGTCCTGCGTCGGGCTCAACAGCTCGACGTCAGACACCCCAGGAAGCCCCAAGGCCGCAATCACCATGTTTGCCCTGATCGGCGTATTGATCTTGTGTTGCGCGACCGCATACGCCTCAGCCGCCGCCTGCGCGGCGTCCATGATCGGGCCATAGGCCGCCCCGCTGGCAAAGTGCAGCCGGGCGTGCAGCTGCCAAGGAATCGACACCGCCGGCTCAACCAGCACCGTGTCATTCAGCGGCCGCACGTCCTCGGCATTCAGCTTCGCGCGCACCGCGTCCAACACTTCGGCCGTGGGCACGCCATCACCGACCCGACTCAGCACCGTAACGCGCACTACGCCGGGCGTCGGCCGATCCACCCAAACATCGCGGACATCTTCATGGGCGCTCAGCGCGTGATACTTGTAGGCCTGACGCGGCCCCGCCGTGCTGAAGCCATACGGCGCCAGACGGCCACGCTCGCGAAACGCATCGTCCTGCTCACCCTCCAGACGCTCGGCACCCAGCAGCGCCAGAACGCCGTCCAGATCGTTTCTGGTGGACGAGGCCAGCAGCACGGCCCGGGCAGCGGCATTGATCCGGGCGCGCAGCGTGACGACCTCATAGGCGAACAGCTCAAATTCCTTGACCACCGGATCGGACTCAAGCGCCGCGCTCCACTGATCCCCCATCGCCTCCCGAAACCGCGCCAGAATCGTTTGATACTGGTCCTCAAAGTCGAGGGTTTCGATCACGTCCGGAACGGGCAACTTGGACAGATCCAATAGGTTCATACACTGACCTCCTTTACAAAGCTTTCGCCCAAGTAATCGCCGGTCAGCCGCAGACCAATTTTCCCGCCGAGCACAGAAACAACAGTGACCTGCTGCAGCTTCACGCGGGGCTCCCAGCGGCCCACGGCGCGGATGGCTTCGGCTTGCACGGCCCCCTTCCAACCTTCGTTAACCGGAAGGTCTACATAACGGCGAATCGCGCTGCCGTACTCCGGGCGCATCCGCCGACTGCCCAGCGGGGTGGTCAAAATGTCGTCGATGGACTGCAGCACATGCGCCAGACCCGACAGCGGCAGGCCGGTGCGTCGATCCATGCCGATCATCTAATTCACTCCGTAACCAGTTCGAAGCTGCTGCGCGTGCGCAGGAAGGTAAGTAACTCCGGGTCCGTGGCTTCAACCAGGCCGCCCACGACTTGAACGGTTCGCTTGTTGGGCAGAATCAAGGTTCGCGAGGTGAATTCCTTGTCGCGGAAAACCGGGCGCTTTACCGGCTCCACCGACGCGCCCGGCGCGTCGACCAGATCGGTTTCTAAGGCCGCGACATCAAGTGCTGAATCGGGAGTAACTTTCTTGGCCATCACAGCTGTCATGGGCTTTTCTCCAGGCATAAAAAAACCCGCACTGAGCGGGCCATGGATGATTGGGTTTAATGCTTATGGTTCGGCGTGTTGCCGGCTGTATCGATGATCGATCCGCCGCCGTGTATGTCGCCCGTTACGCGTAACGAGCCGACAATCTCAACCTCACCCACCAACTTGATCGCCGCCGACTCCACCGTCACGGCGCTATCCGCTACGGTGACGGTCGAATCACCGACCTTGATCGTCACGGTGCCTGTGGGCAGCGTGATGGCGTAGCTTTTGGCCTGCCAGTCGTAGACCAGCGACCCGCCATCGTCAAAACGCCACACCTCGACATGGTCGCGGTTATCCGCCTGCGCCCCGGCCTCGCTGTACAAACCAGGCTTGAAGGTGCCCAGGGCGGGGACGCCGCTCGGACACTCAAGCGAACCTTGCTCGTTCATGCTCGGTGCTCGCCAATGCCGGGCCTTACCTGCGCCTTGGCTGTGCCACCGCACCCATGGACTGACCCAACCGCGCGACTCAATCCGAACCTTGGCGTTTTGCAGGTCAACGTCCACCACCTTGCCGGGGATGATCATGGCGGCCAGCATGCGGTCATGCTCACCTGTTACACCGCGACTCATGGCACCCCCGCGACGACTTCGACAGAGTCCGAACTAAAGTCGATATCAAGATGGGTAGGAGGATCATCCGGCCACGGCCATTCCTCCTCACCCAGGGTGATGTCCTGGTTCCACTCCACGAGCCAGACGGTGTAACCATCCAACTCCGGTTTGGTCCAGTCCTGTATGGCCTGGACGAACACCGTCGGTCCGACGTTGTCGATACCCCAGTACTGGCCGCGTAGAAGGATGGCCAGTTGAGTGGCCAGTTGCACAGCCTGTCGATGGTGATCGCCCTTGATTGCATCGACGACAATCCGCGCTTCGAACTTGCAGGTCAGCACTGTTTCACCGGTACCAGGATCGACGCCGGGTTCCGCTTCCGCCAGTTCGAGAAACACAGCTGGCAGAGGTATCGCCGGAGCGTGACCTTCTAAAACAGGCCAGAACCCCACCATTTGCACACCGGGGAGATGATCCAGCAGGTATTGCTCGACGGTGCCAAAAAGCTGTTCGAGGCTAAAAGGTTCATCAGACACGAGCGGTCCCCTTCAGGTACTTTTGCAGTTCAAAGTTGAGCTCTTGTTTAAGCACTTCCAACAAACGCTCATCCGCACGGCGAACCCATGCGTCGAAATGCGGGCGAGCCTGCTCCAGCGAAATCTTGGCCTTCGCCAGCGGAAAGCGGTTGTCGTTTTCTTCGACAAAGCCCGAGCGGCGTCGCCCCTGTTCCGAGTCAGGGTAATTCTCCGCAGAAAAGTGCTTGCTCGATGTCCGGATCCAGATATCAGCTTTGTTCCCGTACACCTGTTTGTAGAACGCCCCTTGGAAGCGTCGACCGGCCACCGATACACCACCGGAGCCTTGCCGCGCTCGTCCAGCGCGACTGGCTTCAATGGCATTGAGGCCGAACCACAACTTGCCGCGCATCGTACCGCCGCTGACCGGGTAGGCCCGCAAGCGTTGCCGAACGGCGCCAATGGCAATCCGCTCCTGCCTGCCGACAGCCCTGGCGATATGGGTGCGCAGCCACCTTAAGGTTTTATTGATAGCTCGCCGCTGCGCTGCCGCGGCGGCTTTCGGTACTAACTGGGCAAAGTCCTGAAATGTTTGAAGATGCGCTGCCGACGCCTGGATGGTGAGCATCCCGCTGTCACGCTTTAGCTCCTTGTAGCTGCCGACACTCATGGGCGTTTCCTCAGAATCAAGGCGACCAGGCCGTCGCCGCTGGGTTCCAGTTGCAACAGGTCGTAGTCACCGCCGCCATCCAGTTCAGGCAGATCGACGCTGACCAGCAGGCCCTTGCTCAAGCCCTGGGAATCGCTCACGCGAATCTCAAAGCGCGGCTCGCGCAAGTTGGTATTGAATTTACCGATCTTCGGTTGCAGCCAGGGCGCGGCGAACATGCCGAGCACCGGTTCCGGCCGACCTTCGATGCGGGCGGTATCGCCCAGGGTTTCGAACACCACCGCGTCGAGCTCGGCGACCAGATCGCGGAAGGCCACGGTTAGAGCTCCAGGAGGATCTGCGCACGCGGTCGAGTGCACAGGTGCAGCGGGTTGGACTGGGCCTCACCGGCCATGCCTTTGTTGAACGGCAGTGGCTCGATCATGCTGTAGTAAGGAATACCCTGGGTGTTGACCGTTTCCATGTAGTCGGCCGGAGCAAACACCGAGATGTACAGATCCGGCACGCCTTCAGGGATCAACAACGCCTTGTCATCGTGGACGAACGACACACCAGCCACCTTGCCACGGTAGCGCTCCCAGACAATGCCGCCGAACTCGAAGCTTTCGCGGGCATCACCACGCAATGCGGCCGCTTGCTGGCTGTTGAGGTAGGTTTCCTTGATCGAGTCATGCACGATCAGCTTGTTCCAGAAGTTCTTGCCGCAGAAGGCGCGCGAACCGGTACTGGTCACGCTGCCCAACGCATCTTCCTGCATGTCCAGCGCTTCGCCGCATTTAACCCGCAGCTCGGTGCTCTGATCAGCCAGGCCCATGGGCAGCTTCTGACGCTGCACACCGAAAGCGGCGTAGATGTCCAACAGTGGGGTCTGGCCATCAGCATCAAGGATCAGACCATTGAGTGCGCCCATGCGCTGGAACTCGTGAGTCGCATCCAGCTGACGGCGGGCTTTTGCCAGACGGGCGTTGACCACGTCCTGTACCGCCTGCAATTCGGTACGGGTACCGAAGGCACGAATACCCTGGATCTCGTCGGCCTTGATGGTGAAGCGTTCCGGCAAGTGGACGGTGTTGAATGGAATCAGGTTGCGCTTACTGGCTCCGACCACCAGACCAGAACTGCCCCGCTCGCCGGCAGGCACCAGTGCCAGGGTGTCGCCGTCCTTTTCAATCTGTACAGTCAGGGTGGTGACGCCCTCTTCGCGGAACAGTCCCAGTGCGCTGATGCGCCCCGGCAGATAGGGTTGTTCGTTGAGGGCAGCGGTCAGCGCGGTAACGGTAAACGCTTCGTCGTCAAAAATGGCGATATCGGCCATGGGTACTCTCCAGAAATGCAAAACCCCGCTCAAGGCGGGGTAGATGAAGGTGGCTGAGCGTCTTAGCGGACGATCAGAAAATGGGTAGCCAACGCCTTTTCGGCGTCAAGGTCGAGACCGGTCAGGTGTGCTTCGCTGATCTCCGCCAAGCGCACGACAGCACGGCCACGGCGCACAACGTCCGATTCGCCCAAGGGACCGAAGAGAATCGCCACGGCGGTTTCGCTGCCGTCTTCGGCTGTCGGCGAATACGGTGCGAATTCACCGGTAGCCGTAACCAGGCCGAGGATTTGCCCCGGATCGAGCGCGGGGCCGGCAGCCACGTTGATCGATTCCCGCGAGATGTTCCCTGCCCCTTCGGACAGCAGAAATTCACCAGCGTGGATCGGTTCTTTTTTGATGGTCATGGTCTTGCTCCTTTCGCGCCGCGCGCAGTTCCAGTTTGGGCAGCTTGTCGAGCGGCCCAGATCGAGGTGGGATCAGGTTGCTTGGCCAGCACCTTCGGCGCCGGGTCATTGTCCAGCGGCAGACTGTTGTCGATCTCAAAGCCCTTGCCGCTGCCAACAATTTTGTCGAACAGGCGCGCCCTCACCGCCGCCGCATCCAAACCAGCAGCGACGTACTCGGCACTGAACTCTGGCAAGCGGGCCGCTACGCAAAGATCGTTCACCGCCTTAGCGCGGGTAATCCCCGCCAGAACAATCTCTTCGCTTTCGAGCTGGGTCGAGTTGAGTAACGATGTGACCAGATTGCTGATCCCCGCCTCGGCGCAGCGCTGGGTGATCAGCAACGCCAGTTTGATCGAGTCGACCACAGGTGGCGTTTGGGGTGGTTCGACCGGCTCCAAATCCGGATCCGGC